TTAATTTGGTCTACCTTATAATTAGGATCAGTATTTATTGTATCTAACATTTGTTTATCTGTTTGAATCATTTCAGATTGAGAAATAGTATCTGGGTGAGGCATATCAAGCATCCAGTGACAATCAACTTTAAACCCGTTATCTTTTAACATTTGAATAGCTCTGATAGTATCCTTATTATAACAACCCCTATTATTATATCTTAAAATATCATCATTGATATGTTGAACACCTAATTGAACACGTGTAGCTCCAATTTTTCTTAAAAACTTTATTGTACTAGCATTGATTTGATCTGGTCTTGTTTCTGGTGTTAGTCCTATAACTCTACAAGGACTCATTTCATTTATTTTAATTTCCTCTTCTAAAGATAATTTTTCTCGTAATCTCTTACCCTTAAATTCAACAAAATTAGTTAAAAATTTTGCTCCAAATTCATCATAAAAAATCCAATCCATAAAAACATTAAATGTCCAGTAAATATCTCTTACAAATTCTGTTCTATATTCTATTGAAAATGAATCCCATGTACCACCTAATATCAATACTTCAATTTTATCAATTGGATGACCTTGTTGTAGTATCTGCAAACCCCTATCAAAAATTTGTTTAACTGGATCAAAATCATTTTGAACTGCTCTAGCAACACCTGGTTCAGTAGCAATATAACTTTTAGGCATATTTGGATCTTTTGGACAAAATGAACAATTATATTTACATGAAAATTGTCCCGTATTATTTACATCCGATTGAAATTCTAAAACTTTTTCTTTAATCCCATCTTGGTTTATTTTAGTATAAGACGGATAAGCACTTGTAAAAATAGTAAAAACTATAACACCAGAATTCTCTCGAACATTTTGAACTTTTAATTTAAATTCCAATTCTAAATGAGAATTTGTATACAATTTTCTTAGTTTACCTAATTTATAAATAGTTATTAAAGAACCAAATTTTAATATTCCACCAAATCCATTTTCTTTTTGATAATTTATAAAATCTGATTTAATATTTGTTAAATCCTTTTTATTAAAATAATATTCATTTAAAAAATTAAAACATTTTTGAATGTTAGATTCAGAAATATCCTTAAACCAAAAAGGCTTTACTATGTCTTCAATTTCAGTCATTATTTTTAAATATATATATTAAAATATTATTAAGTATTTAAAATTTCAATTTTTTTATATATATATTTTTACACAAATTTCCATTTGTATCCATATGCTGTTTTTCTTTTATTTTTACATGCTAATGATATACTGGTTGCTTGTTTTATATTTAATTCTTTAGCTGCGTCATTTAAACAATTATATGTTTTTATTATTTTATTTGATTTTATATTAATTTTACATACTTTTTTTCCACATGAATAAATGGTATTTTGTAACAAAGTACACCATTCAAGATTTTTAACATTATTATTTAATTTATTTTCATCAATATGGTTTACAATTTTATAGTTATTAGGATTATCAATAAAAGTCATAGCAACCAATCGATGTATAGAATATTGTTTATTTATTTTGTTATCTGACATTAATTTTATATAATAATAACCATTATTTTTCATATAATTCATTTTAATATTATTTTTACTACTATTTATTATTATACCATCACTACTTATTTTATAATTTGAATATTTTTCACCATCATTAGTTTTAACTTCTTTATAATTATTTATATTATCAACTTTATTTAAATTTTTCCATACAAATCCATATGCATGTTTAAGTTTTCCATTGCAACATTTTAATATATTATTAACTGAACTTATATTAAATTTTTTTTTTATTTCATCATATGAATACCATTTATTTATAAATTCATTATTTAATGAATATTGTTCAATCAAAATATTTTGTTTTTTTAAAAATACTCTATTTAATGAATTTTCACTTTTTGTTACTTCTCTTAAATTATCAATATAATTATTTAAAGAATTTCTGTCAATATGATCAATTACTAATTCTTTATTATTTGATAAATTTTTAAATGTATCATATACTAATCTATGAATACTTAATCTACATCTTTTATTATTATTATTTATTAAATTAATGTGTAAATATTTTTGTATATTTTGTGTTGGTTTTAATATTTTATTAGTTTTAACAGAAAAAATATCTCCATAATTTGATATTTTATAATTTGGATAATTTATATTACACTTCCATTCTTTATTTTTATCTAATTCAATGTCATTATCAAGCTGAATCATATCAGATCTGTTAATTTTTTTAAGATTTTTATAATTAAAATTTTTATTATTTCCATCAATAAATCTTATAACTTCATTATCAGTAAGTTTATCATCATAATAATTTTCATAAATTAATCTTGATAAAGTTAAATTATTACCACCAATACGTACAGAATGTCGACCATCTATATATTGTATTTTAATAATTTTATTTGTTTTTGTGCTAAATATATTTCCGTTCTCATTTATTTTATAGTCTTCATAATTTTTAATTTTTTTAAATTCCATTATATAATATAAATACAAAATTATTTATTTTCTTAAATCATATATTTTATTTTATATATTTTTATAAGTTTTATAAAAAAAATTAAAATTTAAAAAAATATTATATTAATATATTATTAAATCTAATGAATAATTATATATGTGACAAATGCAATTATAAAACAAATATTACATCTCGTTGGAATGCTCATATATTAACAGAATTACATATTACTGGAACAAAAAAAAAAAGATCTGATTATTTAGAACCAATTAAATGTGATTTTTGTGATTATAAAAGTAAAAATAAAACAATATTAAAAACACATATATTAAATAATCATAAAACACTAGAAGAACGAAAAAAAGAATTTACATATTATTGTGAAATGTGTGATTTTGGTTCATTTACAATAAATTCTTTAAATATACATAATCAAACAAAAAAACATAAACAAATCGAAAAATATTTCAAATAATTTCTTAATTTAGTAAAATCAATTTTTTTACCCTAATTTGATTTTTATTATAATATATATATTATATAGAAATTTAATGGGTGATAATAATAATATAAATAATTTAAATAATATTGAACCAAAAATAATAACAAATTCATATTATACAAATTATCCAAATAAAAATAATTTAAATAACAGAAACTATAATTATGAAAATAATAATAATTTAAATTATTCATATAAACAAAATTATTCAAATCATGATATAAAAATGACAAATTTATTCTTAAAAAAACTATTAATTTTATCAAATATTGAGGGTAATTTTGTTAAAATATTTGGGATTGATAAATTATGGATTCCATTATTGATTTTTTTTAAAAAAATATTAATATCAAAAATTCCAACTTTGAATAAATATATTTTTAAAGAAAAAACTTCATCATTAACTATTACTTATACACATTATACATCAACTTATTATAATCAACAAAATAATTCTTCTGATTATATGATATATAAATCTATTTTATGTTATGTTTATGATAAAAAACCTTTTGGATGTAAATTCACATCTAATCCAAGTGGAAATTATATGTTTTTTGATCAATTTGATGAAATTCAAATTAATAAAAAAATATGTATTATTAGTAAAAATACAACTACAAATACATCAAATGTATATATGTTAGAATTATTATCATATACTTGTAATATTGATGAAATAAATAATTTTATTAAATATTGTTTAAATAAATATAAATCAAAAATTCAATCAGAATCAATTATTTCATCTGGTTTAAAATATTATAAATATCTAGGAATGAATAATTCTACACATCAATGTATGTTTGATGAATTACCTTTTACTCAAACTAAAACATTTTCTAATATATTTTTTACTGATAAAGATTTATTAGTACATAAAATTAAATATTTTTCATCAAATGAAGAAATATATAAATTAATTGGAAGACCATATAGTCTTGGAATTATGTTATATGGTAAACCAGGAACCGGAAAAACTTCTTGTATAAAAGCAATAGCAGCATTAACACAAAGACATATTGTTGATGTTTCATTAAAAAAAATCAAAACACAAAAAGAATTAAGTGAAATTTTTTATAGTAACAAAATTAATGGAATGGATATTGATATGAAAAAAAGATTATATGTTTTAGAAGAATTTGATTGTATTATAGAAAGATTAAAAGATAGAAAACTTAAAACAACTATAGATAATGATAAATTAATTTCAAATGATATCGAAAATAATCAAAATAATCAAAATATCCAAATCAAATACAATAAAAATTTAACGGGTTTAAATGATTTAAATAATCCTAATCAACAATTAAGAGATGATGATATTGGGGGAGTTAATCTTGAAAATTTATTATGTTTATTAGATGGTACTGTTGAATTATGTGGTAGTATGTTTATTGCCACAACAAATTATATTGATCAAATTGATAAAGCATTAATTAGACCAGGAAGATTCGATTGTTGTATTGAATTTGATAATGCTAGTGATGAAATTATTATCCAAATGATTAAACATTTTTCTAATAAAAATATTAAAAAATTAAAAAAACAAATAAATTCTTCAAAAAATTTATCTTCTACACAATTATCATCAAAATCTTTATCAAATAAATTAACCCAAATACAAATTGATGAAATTAAAAAATATTCTATTTGTAATGGAAAATATATTTGGTCGCCTGCTAAAATAAGTCAAATATGTTTATTTCATATAGATTCACCAAATTATTATGATGATATTATTGCCGATATTAAAAAACAGTATGATAATGAATGTAAATTATTATAATATTTTTTAATGAATTTGATATTTAAAATTATTATGTTTAATGTAATTTTGATATACTAATTCCATTAGTACATCATCATCCGTTTCATTTTTTTTAATCATTTTAATTATATCTCCATATATAATATTGAAATCATCTAATTCATTACCAAATTTTAAATCAAAATTATTATACATTAATGCTTTTATATAATAATATTCATATTTACAAATATTTCCCATAAAAATTTTTTTTGACTTAAATTCATCGTAACTTAAATACCCATTTAAATTAATCAAATTTGCGATGATATTATAACTATATACCAATTCTATTATTATATTACTTATTAAAATATTAATATTTAATTTTTTATTTGTTTGTATGCTTGCAAACAATAAATAAAAATAAGTAGATAATAATTCGGTGTAAGATTCATAAATACTATATTCATAATGATAATTAAAATTTTTTTCTTTTTTATTATTTTTAATATTTTTGTATTGGTTTAAAATATCTCCTAAATTTTCGTGAAATCCAGACCCATCCATATTATAATTATGAATCAATTCATGAATTAATAATTTTTCAACTTCTTCATATCTTGTTACTATTGTTATCCTTGGTTCAATACCATATGTAACTCCACTAGCAACAAACGCTTCAAAATTTTCTTCTGTTTTTTTTAAATTTGTTTTGGAAATTTTATCATAATTGAAATTTCTTTTTTTATTGATTGGAATCCATATAACATATCTAGATACCTCATCAGTATTATTAAATTTATATTGATTTAAACATAGGGTAATTTTAAACATATTTAATGATACCAAATAATCAGACTCTGTTGAATTTTTTTCTCCCAAATTAGATAACCAAAAAAAATATATATTAGAATAATTTAACAAATGAATGTAATTAGATTTGTTAATAATATTCATAATATTTGAATTTGATGATAAAAAATTTTTTTTTAATAATTCTATTATTTGGTTATATTCATTGGAATCACGAATATATATTTTATATTCAATTTGATTTGGATTTATTTGGTT